TCTTTATCTAATTCAACTGTATTAATTGGTGGTAATACTATTACTTTAGGTGCAGCAGCAACTACTTCTATTTCTAATTTAAATTTATCTGGTACTTCAAGTTTATCAGGAACAGGAACAATAGATTTAACAAGTTCAGGAAATAAATTAAGATTTAATTTTGCAAATTCAGGTGCATTACCTGCTGCTGCAACTTATGCCGGTATGTTTGCAACAACTACTGGTACTGCAAAAGCATTTTTTGCTGACAGTGGTGGTTGGAACGAAATCGCTTCTGAAAACTCTAGTATTAATTTATTTTCAGACGTTGATTTAACTACACAAGCTCCAGCAGACCAACAAGGTTTAGTTTGGGTAAGTTCAAGTGGTAAATTTGTACCAGGCACAGGAGATTTAATTAAAACGGCCGCATTAATTGATGTAACAAATTCTGGTTCAGGTGCATATCTATTTAACTCACACTATTCAGGAAACAATCCTACTTTATATTTCAGACCAGGACAAACATATGCTTTTAGATTAAATGTTACTGGCCATCCTTTTCATTTACAAACAGTTGCAGGAGGATATAGTTCAGGAAATGCTTACACAACAGGTTTAACTCACGTATCATTAACAGGTGCGGTAACAACTGGAGCTTCTGCTTTACTGAAAGTCACTGGTATTTTATATTACGAAGTTCCTTCAAATACAAGCACATCAATATTTTATGCGTGTCAATTCCATTCAGCGATGGCAGGCAAAATAGTTATAGGAAATATAACAGAAACGGCCACAGGTGATGGTTCAACAACAACATTAACAATAAATAGTGGTAGAAACGTAAACGATTTATTAGTTTTTGTAAATGGTATTTGTTTAGAACCTACAAGCGACTATACTATATCAGGAACAACATTAACTTTTGTAACAGCTCCAGTTTCGGCTGCAACTATTACGATAAGGTACTTATAAAATATGCCACAATCAAACGCATTTAAATTTGCAAACAATATTTTAACTAACGGTGGTTATGATGCTGCCGATTTAGTGGGGGCCGTTGGTGGTGGTAAAGTATTACAAGTTGTAAGTACAAATTTTACTTCAGAAGTAACTTCTACATCAGGAAGTTTTGTTGATGTTTCAGGATTCACAGCAACTATAACTCCATCAAGTGCGTCAAGTAAAATTTTAATAACTGTAGATATACATTTTGGTGGAACTAATGACGCTTATCCAGCAGCAAAATTATTTAGAGATTCAACAGAAATTTTTAGTGGAGTAAATGCAACTGGAAGTATGACTGCTTGTTTTCTTGGTGGTGCTGGACTATCTTCAGCTGATAGATTATTAGAAGGAAGTAGAACTGTTTTAGATTCTCCAAACACAACATCTGCAATTACTTATAAAATACAATTTGCAAATGTTTATAATTCTCCTACATATTCTGGTTATATTAACAGAACTCACAATAAAGCAAACGCAGCTTATACTCACTCAAACACAAGTGGAATAACATTAATTGAAATAGGAGCATAATATGACTGATATAATTAAAGCAATTAAATTAATAAATCCTAATGCAGAAGTTTTTATAATAGATGAAAATATTGATAATATTAAATGGTTAAATGGCACAACTCCAATATCCAAGGAAGACATTGAAGCACAATTCCCACAAGTAGAACTAGAGATGACTATGTCTAATTTAAGAGCAAAAAGAAATAAACTAATTGCAGAAACAGATTATCTTGCTTTATCAGATAATACACTATCTGAAGCAATGTCAACATATAGACAGTCATTAAGAGATATAACAAACGGAATAACAACGATTGAACAAGCAAATAGTGTAACTTGGCCAACTAAACCATAATGGGAACTGTATAAATAGTAAGAAAGAATAACAAAATATGCCAGCAATTATAACAAATAAATTTAGAATTAACAACGCTGAACAGTTTAGTGAGTCGTTTTCAGAAGCCTCACCAGAAGTATATTACCTAGGTATTGGTAGACCTCAACCTTTTGCAACACAAATTAGAGGTGATTTAAGATCAGATAATCAAGGTACAGATTCAGCTTCTATAACACCAGCAGACAGTGTTATAGAAGAATTTAATACGTTTGATGATTTACTGGCAGCTAAAAAAATTACATCTTCAGATATTTCTTTTGTAGTGCCAAGAAGAAACTGGACAACAAGCACAGTTTATGATTATTACAGACACGATTATGGTAATCGTATTACAGGCACAACAACAACACAAACAGCAAACAGTGGTGCAACAACTTTATTTGATGCAACGTTCTATGTATTAACTACAGCAAGAAACGTTTACAAATGTTTAGATAATAATGGTAATGCAGCTTCAACTACAGAACCAACAGGTACATCTACAGGAATTTTAACAACTGCTGATGGTTATAAGTGGAAATATATGTACACTTTATCAGCTACACAACAAGCAAATTTTTTATCAACAGATTTTATGGCCGTTGTTACAGATGCTACAATATCTTCAGCTGCCGTTGATGGCTCTATTAATATAGTAAAAATTAAATCTGGAGGTACAGGTGGTTCTAATGGAACATTTACATCTATACCAATTAGAGGAGATGGTACAGGCGGAACAATTTCAGTTACAGTATCAGGAGGAATTGTAGTATCAGCAACAGTTACAAATGCAGGTACAGGATACACAATTGCTTATATACGAAATGCGGACATAGTAACTGCTGGAGCAACAAGTTTAACAGGTTGTGAAATAGATGCAATTATTCCACCAAAAGGTGGACACGGGTTTAATGCAGTAACAGAATTAGGTGGATTTTTTGTAATGTTAAATGCAAGTTTAGAAGGAACTGAATCTGCAAGTACTGGAGATTTTACTGTTGAAAATGATTTTAGAAGAATTGTTTTATTAAGAAATCCTTTTTCAGGCGGTTCAGCAGCTTCTGCTACAACATTAAGAGCAACAAAAGCATTAAGATTTGCTGCTTCTCCTACACCAGGAACTTTTGTAGTTGATGAAGAAATTAATCAAGCAACAACAGGTGCTGTAGGAAAAGTTGTTGAATGGGACGCTGCAAATAGAATACTACATTACATACAAACTAGATTTAATGATGAAGGCGTTGACAGTAATGGTAATCGTACAGCATTTAGTGGTGCAAACGTAATTACTGGCCAAACTTCAGGAGCTACAGGCACACCAAGTGCAACAGCGAGTGAAACTGCTGACCAAATTACATTTACAAGTGGTTATAAAGATACGGAATTAGATAGACATAAAGGCGATATAATATATATTGAAAACAGAGCACCAATAACAAGAGCTTCAGACCAAACTGAAAATATTAAATTAATAATTGAGTTTTAGGGAGATTTATGCCAAGTCCAACAGACTTTAACCTCTCACCTTATTTTGATGACTACGCCGAGTCAAAGAAATTTCATAGAGTTCTTTTTAGACCAGCCTTTGCAGTACAGGCTAGAGAATTAACACAATCACAAACAATTCTTCAAAATCAAATTGAAAGAATATCCGACCATCTTTTTGAAAAAGGTGCTATGGTTATTCCAGGAGAAATTGCTTTTGATTTAAATTATTACGCTGTAAAACTTACATCTAAAACTTTTGCTACAGTTGCTGAATATGTTGGTAAACAATTAACAGGCGTTACATCAGGTGTTATAGGTATTTGTATAAATGCTGTTGCAACTGACGGTACAGATCCAGATACTTTATATATTAAATATAATAAAACAGGAACAAATAATACATCTTTTGCTTTTACATCAGGCGAAACAATACAGGCCAGAACAATAGGAAGTGCAACTGTTTTAGCAACAGCTGTAGTTAATTCAACTGCCACAGGCTCTGCTGCTAATATAGCTGAAGGAGTTTATTATATAAATGGCTTTCACGTTTCAGTATCAGAACAAACATTAATACTAGACAAGTACACAAATACACCTAGTTATAGAGTTGGACTAACAATAACAGAATCTTTTGTTACTTCAAATGATGATGTTACTTTAGTTGATAATGCTCAAGGGTCATCAAACGTAAATGCACCAGGTGCTCATAGATTTAAAATAGATTTAACATTGTCTAAAAGAACACTCACATCAACAGATGATGCCGAATTTGTAGAATTATTAAGATTATCAAATGGTATTAGACAAAACCAAGTTCGTTCAACAGAATATGCAATATTAGAAGATACATTAGCAAGAAGAACATATGACGAATCTGGTGATTATACAGTAAAAGATTTTGATTTAGATATAAGAGAACATTTAATATCAGGAAATAATAGAGGTATTTACACTTCAGGCAATGGTGGAGTTGAAACAAAATTAGCTGCAGGTTTAGCTCCTGGAAAAGCATATGTAAAAGGTTATGAAATTGAAACTATAGGAACAACTTTTGTTGATATAGATAAAGCTAGAGATTTTGGTACAGAAAATAATTTTAATACAAGATTTGATGTAGAAAATTTTGTAAACGTTAAAAATGTTTATGGTTCTCCTGATATTGGATTTGTTTCTGGTGATGTTGAAGCATTTAAAAATGTTAATCTATTTGATACTGCCACAGTAGCAAGAGGCACACAACAATCAACAGTAGGTGTTACAGTTCCACAAATTGGTCGTGCTAAGTCAAGAGGCTTTGAATTAAACAATGGAACGGCCAGTGCAAACATATTTTCTAGTACATCTTTAACAAGTGCAGTATATAAACATTTTATATTTGATGTAGAATTATTTACACATTTAAACGTAAAAACAGCGCCTGCTTTTTCTAATGGAGAAAAAGTAACAGGTGGTACATCAGGAGCTTTTGGTTTTGTTCAATCTATATCTAATACAAAATCAGCAGCAGTTTCAAGTATTTCAGTTGCAAGTCCTGGAGTTGTAACATTAAACGCACACTCATTTAAAGAAGGAATGCAAATCACTTTAACAGGTGGTTCTTTTGATATTGATTCTACTGTATATACATCAAGCACAGTATTTACAGTTAAAAATCCTACAACAAATACTTTTGAATTATTTGATGCAGCTGGAACAACTCCAATAAACGTAACTTCTTACAGTTCAGCGCCTACGGCCGCACACGGAGTTACAGTTTTAAATAGTGTTACAGGAACATTTGTAGAAGGAGAAACAATTACAGGTGCTACTTCAAGTGTAACAGCAGTTATACAAAACGATAGATATGGATTTAAAGGTGTTCAAACTTTTGATTTCACACAAGTTAAACAAGTTGGTATGTCAGGTTCTCCTACTTATACAGCGGACGTTTCTACGGACTCAACATATGGTGAAATATATCCTGTGTTTGGTTCTATATCAGTTGCAAACAGTGGAACAACAGTAACAGGATTTGGTACTTTATTTTTAACTGAATTAAAAATTGGTGATTCTATTACATTTACTACTGATGCTGGAAATTCAGTTACAAGAATTATTGAATCTATTTCTTCAAATACAAGTTTACAATTATTAACAGCAGTTGGTGGTTCTGATGTTTCTACTAAAACAGTTGCATTTAGAAATCGTGGTAAATTACAAGGTTCAAATAAAAATGTTTCAATATTTCAGTTACCTAATACAAGAATCAAAACATTAAAAACTGCAGCAAATGGTGGTATTACAGATACAAACTTTAATGTAAGACGACACTTTACAGGTACGTTATCATCAAACGGCGATGTTACAATAACAGCCGGCACAAATGAAACATTTTCTGCTCTAGCTGAAAAAGATTTTTCAGTTTCTATTATGACAGTAGGTGCAGGTACTACAGGTGCTGTAGGCGATGTATTAAGTTTATCAGGAAATAATCACGAAGGATTTCCTATATTTGTAAGAGGTGGTTCACCAACAGGAAAAACATTAACTATAGATTTTGGTGCTAATTATTCAGGACACAAAGTTAAAATTTTAGCTACAATATCAAGAGCTGTTGCAGGTTCAAAAACAAAAACTTTAAACACTAGTCAAACAGTTGCTATTTCAAATCAAACTATAATACAATCTGGAATTATAGGATTATCAAAAGCAGATGTTTATAAAGTAAATGCTGTTTATATGTCAGCAGATTTTAGCACAGCCGCAACAACTGGTAGTACAAATATTACTACAAGATTTGATTTAGACACAGGTCAAAGAGATAATTTTTATGATATAGGTAGAATTAAACTAAAAACAGGTGCAATTGTGCCAACAGGAAGATTATTAATTAATTTTGATTTCTTCTCACACGGTTCAGGAGATTATTTTGATGTTGATTCATATTCTGGAGTAATAGATTATGAAGATATACCATCATATAATTCCGACACAACAGCCACAAATTTTGATTTAAGAGATTGTTTAGATTTTAGACCACGTGTTGATGATGCTTCTACAGTTTCAAGTTCAATACAAGATAGACAATATAGTGGTTCAGGAGCTTCTATAGTTGATATAGTTCAATTTAATTCAGATGTAACTACTGATTTAGAATTTTACTTATCACGTGTAGATAAAATATTTTTAGACAAAGATGGTTTTTTCAAAGTTATAAAAGGTGCTAGTTCTTTAAATCCACAAGTTCCAAAAGGCCTTGAAAATGCTATGCATTTATATACTGTAATTTTAAATGCTTATACTTTACACACAACCGATTTAAGAATTTTAAAAATAGATAATAAAAGATACACTATGAGAGATATTGGCCGTTTAGAAAAAAGAATTGAAAACGTAGAATACTACACACAGTTATCTTTATTAGAAACACAAGCACAATCTTTACAAATACAAGACGCTGAAGGTTTTGATAGATTTAAAAACGGATTTATTGTAGATAATTTTACAGGCCACGGAATAGGAGATGTTGGAAATTTAGATTATAAAGTTTCTATGGATATGGCCGGTGGTTATGTTAGACCCTTATTTAATTCTGAGTCTGTACAATTAATTGAAGCAGATGATGATGGTACAGCTATTATATCTTCGGATAGAATAGATGCAATTTATCAAAAAACTGGAGATTTAATAACTCTTCCTTATGAAGAAACAACTATAATTAGTCAACCTTATGCTAGTAAATTTATAAACGTAAATCCTTTTAACGTATTTACTTGGGCAGGTTCAGTTACACTTGATCCTCCAGGCGATGAATGGAAAGAAACAAATAGAGTTCCTGATTTATTAATTAATGAACAAGGTGCTTTTGATACTATGGTCGCTAATCTAGGCAATCCTAATTTAGATAGTGTTGAAATAGATACAGTATGGAATGAATGGCAAGATTTTTGGCAAGGAACACCAGTTGAATCAACTACTGTATTAGGTTCAGCAAATAGAGGTGGGTGGTTAGTTGAAGATAGACAAATTACAACTAATCAGGCCGTTTCTCAAACAAGAACAGGTATTAGATCAGCTTTAGTTCCTCAGGTTGTTAGAACATCTTTAGGTGATAGAGTATTAAATATTGCATTTATTCCTTTTATAAGAAGTAGAACAATTAATTTTACTGCCACTAGATTAAAACCAAATACTAGAGTTTTTGCTTATTTTGATAATATAGCCATTACTTCTTACATTACACCAACAGGTGGTTCATTAGGTGGTAATTTGGTTACAGATGCTAACGGTGCTGTATCAGGAACTTTTGCTATTCCTGATCCAACTAATAATAGTAATCCTAGATGGAGAACAGGACAAAGATTATTTAGATTAACAAGTTCAGTTACTAACTCAACAACAGATGTTGAAACTTCTGCTGAAGCAGATTATATTGCTAAAGGTTCTTTAGAAACTGTACAAAATACAATTGTATCAACAAGAGAACCACAATTAGTTAGACAAACGGTAAACGACACAAGAAATATTACAAGAACATCTACAAGAGATACAACAGAAGTTATAGCTTGGATTGATCCTATTGCTCAAACATTTTTAGTTGATGATACTGAAGGCGTTTTCGTAACATCTATAGAATGTTTTTTTCAATCAAAAGATGCCAACATTCCTGTTACAATGCAAATAAGAGAAGTTGTAAATGGTTATCCTTCTCGTACAATTGTGCCTTTTGGTGAAGTTGTATTAAATCCAAGTTCAGTTAATATTAGCGATGACTCAACAATAGCAACTAAATTTACTTTTCCTTCTCCTGTATATTTACAAGGAAAAACAGAATATAGTTTTTGTTTATTAAGTAATTGTAATAACTATAACGCTTGGGTAGCTAGATTAGGAGATACACAGGTAGGATCAAACAGAACAATATCAGAAAACCCATATGCAGGTGTGTTGTTTAAATCGCAAAACGGATCAACTTGGACAGCAGATCAAGAAGAAGATATTAAGTTTAAAATTAATCGTGCAGAATTTTCTATAACCAGTCCAGGTCAAGCAACTTTTACAAATGGCATTTTACCTGTAAAAACTTTACCAAACAATTCATTGAGAACAACAAACACTTCAGGAGTAATAAGAGTATTTCATAAAAATCACGGAATGCACGGTTCAAATAATAACGTTACAATTGCTGGAGTAGCAGCAGGTACATATAACGGTATCACACATACACAAATTAATGGAACATATACAAGCATTTCAAATGTAACTTTAGATAGTTATGATATTACAACAGCTGGCACAGCCACTGCTACAGGAGATATTGGTGGCACAACTGTAACCGCAACTGAAAATAGATTATATGATGTGGCGTGTTTAAATTTAGGTACTTTAACAGTTCCAGGAACATCATTACTTTACAATTTAAGAACAACAACTGGTAAATCTATACACGGTACTGAGTCTGAATTTAGTTTAAATTCTACAACAAATACTGTTAATGTAATACCAGGAGATAATATTTACTTTAATTCTCCTCAACTTGTTGCAAGTTCTATAAATGAAACAAACGAGATGACAGGAAGTAAATCATTATTTTTAAACGTAATTCTAAGAAGTACTAATTCTAAACTTTCTCCTGTAGTAGATGTTGCAAGAACAAGTTTAGTGGCAATTCAAAATAGGTTAAATAATCCAACAGTAGCTAATACACCAAATTTTGTATCAGATACTTCTCCTACAGGTACTTCATCAGCTGCCGTTTATTTAACAAGACCAGTTATTTTAGAAAATGCTTCTACAGCTTTAGATGTTAGATTAACTCAAAATGTTAGATCATCTTCTTCTGTAAGAGTATTTTATAGAGTTACAAGCTCTTCAGAAGTAAGAAATATAAATGATTTAAGTTGGTTACCATTTAACACTGATGGTGCTGAAGATACAACTGTAACACCGGCCGAAAACTTTAGTACTTTTAAAGAATACAAATATTCCG